GGTAGGTGAGCTGGGCTTCCAGCGACGAGGTCTTCTCTCCGACCGCCCGCAGACCGTCCTCGGTCTGCTCCACGCGGGCATCGACCTTCTCCACCGACTCGACCGAAGCCACCTTACCGTCGCCGTCGGGCATGCGGGCAACGAGGGCATTGAGTTGGGCAGCCTTGACCTCCAGCTCCGTAGCATTCTGGTAGCCCATATCCACGGACGCGGCCAGCGCCTCTGCGATCCCGGAGAAATTTCCCACAGGCTGCCAGTCCTCCGGGCTCACCCCGGGCTCGGCACCGGTGCTTTCCCGTAGCGCCAGGTACAGCTTCCCGCCGTGGCGGATGAAATCACCGGTCGGGTACGTCTTGGATGCCTCCCACGCATCGGCCTCGGTGATATCGGCCACGAAGGGAACGGCGGCATCCAGCGTGATGCGCACATCTGAAGCGGTGCGCACCACCGCTACCACCCGCCCGCCAAAGCCCCACTGCGTCATGTCGTGCTGCAGGGCCAGCACCGACAGTCGCTGGTAGCTCAGATGCTCGATATCGGTGCTGTAGCCGATGTCCTTGTACTGGTACAGCGATTGGGCCAGATGCCAGCGCGCCAACCGGGCTGCATGCTGCTCGGAGGTCACGCCCTCGCCGCTGACCTGGGCCGGGTTGAGCATCGTCTCCACACCCGGCGCTGGTACACGCAACGTCCTGGGCTGCCAGTCGCTCGGATCCAGGTAGGTGTACTCGATGCCATCGGCGGCACTGACCAGGCTGTAATCGACCTGGAACTGCCCCTTCTTGATGGTGGCCATGTTGACCACCCCCGACAGCGGCTGCTCCTGCGCCGCCCAGACCACACCCAGGCGACCACCAGCCCAACTGATCTCGCCGAATCCGGCGCGGGCAATCGCCGACAGCACGTCGGCGTGGCTTCGGGTCTGGCTTCCTGTTCACCGGCTACATCGCCGACGTGAACATCGACATCTCCACCAACGAGATCGTGCGAGGCACGGTCACCGTGCAGCGCAGCGGTGGCGTGACCCGCTACGGCAAGCCGTTGGCCTGAGTTCCCCTGCGCCGGTGCCGCGCGAGTGCCGGCGCATCAATTCCAAATGGATAATCCCATGACCGAGAAAGACCAGGCAGCCTCGCCGCTGCTCGACCCATCCCTGTTCATCTCCGACGAAGTGCACGAGCGGGAGGTGGCGCTGGCCGACGGCCAAAAGCACACGTTCTACATCCGCGAGCAGGATGCCGGAGTGCTGCGCAGCTTCTTCGCCGGCCAGGTCAGCGACGATCCGGACAAGCAGGCAGATTCAATGGCGCGACTGATCGCAAAGGCCATCTGCGATCCAGAGGGTAAGCCAGCACTCTCGCTCGTGGATGCCAAACGGCTGAAGTTCGCTGTGCAGATCGCGCTGACCAAGGCAATCAGCGAGGTGCACAGTTACCAGGGAAAGGACAGCTCGCCCGTCTCGGTCTGCGCCACTTCACCGTGCCGCCCTATGCGGTCGTCGACGATCGCCGACACCGCTGCGGTACGGATGGTTCGATACACCTTCGGGAACATCAGCGGCTCCCTCCATTCTGCGCGGCGAGGCGCTTGGTGATCTGATCCAGGCGCTTCAGCAGGTCTTCGCTGACCACGTCGATGATCTGGCTTGCGCGGCGCTGGACGGCCGGGCGTAGCCATGGCCTAGCCGGCTGTGTGGCCGAGCCGTACTCCATAAGCTGCGCAGCCTTACGGGTGGTGGTCTTCGATCCATGCGCGTTGACGAATGCCTTGCGCTTCACACGCACCAGCTGACGCTCGCCCTTGGTTCCTACTGGCGCCTTGCCACGGCTGGCGATGATGCTGTTGACGGTGGTGTCAGTACTGTCGGCACCACCAACCGCCGCCGATCTCCTGAAATTGTCCTGGGCCTGATCGCGCAGTAGACGCGCGCCCTTGGCCAAAGCGAGTTTGACCGGACCGCCACGCTTGCTGACGACCTCAGCCGGCAACCCCTGTAGCGTCGATAGCACGCCTTCTACCCCGTGAATCTGAAGTTCGACCTTCATATCCCCTACCGCCCGTCGTTGACCCCGGCCGACACCGGGATCGTGATGTACTCCAGCCCAGACTCCTTGTCAGGCAGCAGGCCGGCAATGTTGAAGATCTCGCCGCGGTGGATCAGGCGCATCGACGGCAGCAGTCCGTCGCGGTGGCGCATGGTGATGCGCGCCGTGACCGCAGATTGGGTCTGGCCGGACTGGATGAATTCACGGGCCGAGAGCGGCTCAACGGAAGCCCATACAGTGGCTACGTCAACCCATGTCGTGGTCTTCACGCCGTCTTCGTCCTTGGTCGTCACCTGCTGCTGGATCAGGACGCGGTCGCCACCATCCAGAGGTGCCAGGTTGAAGGCGAGCCGTGCTTCGTTAGGGGTCTTAACGTTCCCGCCCACCAGCTTCGTCTCGATAACCGACGCAAAATTGCGTTGGTTGAAGTCGCTGTCGCATTCAAGCCTGTCGTAGGCCCTGAGCACATCGCTGTGCCTCTTTCCAAAGCGAGGCGCTACCTTTCGGCTGTCCGTCATCGGCTGGCCGTCCGCCAGCATCACCATCTCTTGCAAGGAATCGATGTTCATTACCTGCTCCTTCTGGATCTGCCTGAAGAGGAAGCGCGGCCAGCCTGTCGGGCAGGACGACAGACGTTCGGCTGATCTGGCCTAGGCCGCGCTTGAAACGAAAAACCCGGCACTTGGCCGGGTTTCAATGTGTTCTGAGTTGCATTTCCGCTTTCCGACAATTTTCTGGCGCCACCCGATACACGTTGAGCGGATTGACTCCACCTGAGCGGGCTGTTCACGTGCAGCGAGCAATGCACTGCCACGCGTTTGCTGCAGACACCTACCGCGCGCGCAATGTTGGCGTAATGCTGCAATGCCTCTCGTTAGCTACCTTGTCCAATCGCATCAGACTGACGCAGCCCTGTTCAGCAGCAAGAGGAGCATAGAATCATGTCCGTTCGGTATGAGAAGCGTTTTATTGTCTTCAGAGACCTGACAGGAAGATGGCGTTGGAAGCTCATGGCGGCCAACTCCAAAGTCCTTGCGTTGAGCCCTCAGGGTTACCTGGCCAAGGAATCATGTATCTCTGGGATTCGACTGGTTGCAAGGATCGCTGCAGACACGCCTGCCTGGAACTACGAGACCAAACTATGGGAGTCGCCCTGATGGCGCCCCGCCCATCCTTTAGGACCACATCCAAACCTCAACGACTAGCGTCAGGCGCAACTGTCGATACAGCCTCTATGCCCGCTCCATCTGAACCATTCCATCAGGCCTCCAACGGTTCGACCCTTCGCCTACCCCAATGGGATGGCTCCAACCCAAAACTACCATTTGGCATTGCCCTCATTGGGGCACGCTGCGCGTGCTACCGGCACAACCCAAGGAGTGCGAAATGAACTCGATGAAAGAAGTGATCGCGGAAGTGACCGCTCTGAAAATTGTCGTCACGATCCTGGCCCGCAGGAGCGCAGAGGACAAAGCCTTCGTCCGTCAGGTAAGGCGCCTATTGGAGCGCACCGGCAATACGCTGGATACAGATGAAGTTGAGCATGTCGAGAAAGCGGTGAAGGAGATCATCAAGGGCTGACCTCATCGCTATCTTCGGTCAATCACTCACAAATGGCCTTGCCAAGCCGCCATCCTCAACGAAGCGCATTTATTGGCCACCACCGGTGGCAGGTAGCTCCGCTGAACCAATACGCCGGATCCAGTTCCGCCACGGGGCGAACTTGCCGACCAGGCCGAAGGCCCCAGCAATGCCCCACATCAGCAGACAGCCGCGCCAGGAGTAGAGGTTGGCCCCCAGCAGGCAGGCCATGCCCAGGGTGAAGCTCATCCAGCCCATCAGCACGAACGAAGCGCCCAGGCCCAGTTCAACCAGGCCCTCGCCCCGTGCCAGAACGCGCAGCTCGCGGATCCGAACATCGTTGAGGCCAAACAGCGCCGTCAGGAACACCACCAGCAGCGCTGGCACCGCGGCCACCGACCAAAAGTGATACGTCATGATCAGCCCTCCTTCGGGGGCAGGAACCGCCGGATCAGCTGTTTGACCAGTGCGCCGGCACTACGGATGAGCTCAGGTCCCCAGTTCTGAGCGGTGAACCCCAGCAGCATCGCCGCAGAGGCATGCACGCCGGTGCTGGACCAGCGATAGCCGGTCAGCTCCGGGCCCAGCACGCTGACACCCACAGCCAGCACCGTGCTCGACAGGAACGAGGCGGCCAGACCGCGCCGGTTCTCGGACCCGTGATACCACACGCCGACCAGGCTGCCCGCTGCAGCGCCGACCAGCACATTGAACGGAACGCCGAAGTAGGCCGTGGTCATCTCCAGGTGGATCCACTCGCGGTACAGCGGCGAGGCCGGCGTCGGCGCTGCCGTGGCCGCAGCGATCAGCGCACCAATCCACAGCTTGGTGCTGGCAAGTAGCTCGCTCATGGCTTCCTCAGATCAATCTTGCGGTAGACCGTCTTACCGCCAACCTTCACCGCGGCAAGCTGCTCCCGCCGATGGCGGGGGCCATAGGACACGTGCACCCAGCGGCCGAATTCCTCAATGACCTGGTCAAACGGAAGGCCCAACCTCACGATCGTCCTGGCCAGCTCCACCGAGGGCATCCCTGGAACATGAATGTCAGCGGCTTGGCCAAGACTGTGCTGACTGGTGGCCGTGCCGCCCACCGCTCGGTTCACCGCCTCAGATCGGAAGGCCGAATTCACTCTCACAGGCTTACCGATCGCGTCACGCAGTGGCTGCAGGATCTTCTGTGCCAGCTGGCGGAGATTGACGATCTCCACCTCGTTGGGAACGTTCGGCAAATTCCGGCCAGTGACCGTCAGCTCGGCCAGGCTGAAGTTGGCAGTGAGCTGCATGGTGACCTCTTTGTGAACTGGTAGCAGCGGCCCGATTCGACCGGGCGACCTCCGGGTTATGAGCCCGGCGAGATGCCGCTTCTCTACGCTGCTGATAATGATTTCTCAATGCATCAAATGGCACTGAAGCCAAGTGCACGCTGAGTCTTGATCCCTTCGCGATTGATGCGTTCAATAGCGAACCGACCGCCAAGCGCAATCAGCAATCAAGAATGACCAAAGCGATGGACACCCAAGACCTCAGGCGAGCACTTGAGCGCATTCAGCTGGAACTGGCTTCGGCCAAGACTGTTCTTGGAGACATAGAACGGATATGTGAGGAGACTCACGAAGTGAGAATCCGAAGTGGTGAAGCGGTAGCCTTCCGCACCGTTGCGCCGGAGTTTCGCCTCAGCTCGATACAACGTCGATTGGCCCGATACCGTCTTGAACAGTGAGGGACGCGTAGATCACTCCGGCAGCTCGTTGAGAAACTAGCTGCGACGTTCTGGATCCTACCTATGTACTATCGGGAGACCACATCGGAGGTGCCTGTGAAGATTTCACTACTTACCGTTGTAACTGTTGTTGGAACGCTGCTCACTGCTGGATGCCAGCAGGAGCCGAAGTCGTATGCCGACTGTCTGCTTTCCCATGCGAAGCCCGAGCTGTCCGACCGAGCAGTCCAATTGGTCAAGCATGCTTGCATCGCCAAGTTCCCAGACAGCTTCGCTTCGACGATCAAACTGGAACTTGAGATGGACGAGAAAAGGCGAGCTTCCTTTGACGCCGGCATGGCCGCTGCAGAGCAGTCTGCAAACGCAGCAGCCGAGGCAGCTCAACGGGCTGCTAATGCAGCCGCGGCACAAACCAGCGGCAATCCTGCTCACTGAGTCATTCGTACGCTCCGGTGCCGACAGGAATCGGGGCATCGCCCTGTTCTTGATGGAGCGGGCCATGGGAATCGAACCCATGTAATCAGCTTGGAAGGCTGATGCCTAAACCACTCGGCCAGGCCCGCTTAGACGCAAACGGCCCGCCGAGGCGAGCCGTTGGGAGCATGCGCAGAAAGCGCATGATGGGATTTTGGGGGGTGTTTTCCGTCCCGTCAAGCAGCTTCTTGAAAAAGCTGGGTTTTGACCTTTCTGAGCGCGTTGAAGCGCTGCTCCTCCAACCACGCCCCGGCTGCCCTGACCCTGGCCTCCAGCTTCTCGCGCCGAGAGAAGATCAGGTAGGCGTACTCACTATAGGCGGAGCTGGCAACCTTCCCTCCCGCCATCTGCTGAATGGCCAAGGCTCCTCCAAACCTGGTCAGGACGATCTGCTCGCGGGTATCGCCGATCTTCCTTTCGGACTCTTCCCATTCCCTCAGCAAAGCCACCTGGTGCAACAGCGTCGAGCCGTAGTAAGTCTCCAGCGCCATCACCCCAACCCGGCAACCCAAATGGGCAGCTGCTCCAATGGCTGCGGCAACATCCTGATCCGTGAACTGCAGGGTCCCACCCATTGCAACTCCGTCACGAAGGTCACGGTAGGCAGACTTCCCCATCAGGGCAGCGATGCGCTCTTCGATTGGACGCTTCTTGCTATCACCGTTCATCGCCACACTCCGATTCTGATCTACGTGTTGATTGATGAGATGCGCCTTTCCCGGCTCGACTCGCCTTGTCCTGTTCTTCCAGCCACTCCAACCTCCTCGCCTGCTGCCGGGCGATGGATGCCGAGTGCCGGAATGTTTCGGCCACGGTCGAGCGCTGGCCACGGTCCCGCCACAGCCGCAGGTCGTACACACGGGCCTGCTGCTCCAACGTCTCGGCCAAGTGACGCAGCGCTTGCGGGCCATTGGGGATCAACGTCATTGGTTCATCTCCAAGGAGCTAGGGGTGTCATTCCGTTCGTCGTACGGTGCGCCGCCGGAAACGACAATCGGGAATGATTTCTGCTTCTCACGCGGGAGCAACGTTCTAGGTTTGTGGTCGCTTCCGGACAGGTAGTGGATCGAGTCTTTGTCGTACCAAAGGCCGAATGCGCCCTCTTCACCGTTGAACCTCTGCTTGTAGCAGTACAGGTACACGTCAGCCTGGCCGATCCATTTGTCCGCCAATGGAACGCCGGTGGCTTCTGCTCTCGCCCGTTCCTTCTCTAGCGGCTTGTTACGCCACACCTCGAACACCGAATCCACCATGTCCGTGATGCCGCCCGAGCCTTTTACCCCCATTTTTCCGACCGGCTTTGATTCATCGTCTCCCTTGCGCATATGGGCAACGATAGCGACGTGGGTTTGCTCATCACGGGCGAAGTCGCTCAACTCCTCAACGAATCGCTTCTGCCCAGAGTAGTCGTCATCATCAAAGCCGCACTTGGTCAGGTTATCCAGCAGGAAAAGTTGGATTCCGTAGCGGCGCCGCGCATAGCGAAATACTTCGAGAATTCGCTTTGCCTTCGCTGCGCCGTGCACATCGAACGCCTTGATGTTCCCTGCCATCACCTGCGTTACGTGCCGCGCATATGCCTCAGTTGGACGCGACATTGCGCAGACCTGGCGATTCATGCGCTGCATCCACAGCCCACGGCGGAACTCCATGCTTGCTACACAGCAAGCCACATCGCGGACTGCCAGATGCCCGACAACGAAAGAGGTCAGCGCCGACTTTCCGTGTCCGTTGATGCCGCCCCAGATTGAGGTTTCGCCAGGGCGAAGACGGACTTTGTCGCGGGTCTTCTTCCACGGAAGTTCGAGCCCATGATCCTGTCGGTTGTACTCGGACCAGATTTCGTCCTCGAACTCCCCGATGTCGCGCAACTCCACCGGGTCCATGGTTCGCGCTTGGTGTAGTGCAGTCAGCAGCACCTCGCGCGCAATGCCATCCATCAGGCACGCATTTGCGTCCTTACGCGGCAGGTTGACCACGTGCACACGCTCGCGCCCCAGCCTGTCCACAAGGTCCGCGACTGCCTCCTTGCCAGGGCCGTCATCATCCATGCTCAGGTAGATCCGATCGTACACGGCGAGCCGGTCGAACTCCGTTTCCACCCACGAGTGTTTGGCGCCCTTGCCGGCCCCCATCGGAACGGACAATGCGCACACGCCATAGGTGTGCCAAGCCAGCGCGTCCATTTCACCTTCCGCGATCACGATGTCGCGTCCGTTGGGATCGACGGCCTGCCAACCAAACAAACACGGTTCGCAATCGGCCTCCTGCCGGAACTCCTTCGGCAGCCGGCGATATTTCATGGCAATAAGCTGGTCGCCCCGCAGGTACGGGAACACGATCCATCCGTCCTTGCACGAGACCTTGTAGGCCTCGAGCGTCTCCGGTGCGATCTTGCGCTCCTCCGTTAGCCACGCGCGTAGCGGATCCGTCAGGCGGCGAATGCCATCCTTCTTGGGCCTGGTGTAGCGCTTGGGTGGGGGCTGCACCTGTCGGTGATCCCTGATCCCGCCCGTGGCATCAGCGCGCGCGATCTCGTCTCCTACATGCTGCCCGGGATCGTTTGGCTCGCCGACCACCAGGACGACACGTTCCGGCTCTGCTATCACAACGACGCGGAGCAAGTTGTGGTCGAGGAAGTGGCTGGGCCTGCTTTGATCACGCGAGCAAAAGAGCTTGGCTGGACGCCCGAAGAACCGAACTCGGACCATCCGTATAGCATGTTCGGCGAAGCCATCTACCACTTCCGGCGTGGAGTTCACTGGTACGCAACGGCCTGCGATAACTCGACCCAAATGTTGCCCCTGGCATTTCCAAAAAGTGCGCTCGAAGCTGCGAAGAAGCGCGACGAACGGATGTTCGGCGAGGCAGCTGAGGCGCGCCGAAAGAAGGTGCGCGAGCGAAACCTAAAGCGGCAGGTGGAAGCGCAGGAACGCGAGGCCAACGCTGAACTGAACGCCGCCGTACAGCTTGCGGCCGACGACTTCATGGCCGAGGCCACGAAGGATGGGAAACCTATCACCCCTACAACCGCACGGCGCAAGGCATGGAAGCACGTTCGTAAGTGCGATGACTGGACCTATCACTTGCTGCTCAAGAAGCTGCGCGCGATGAAGAACAGTGGGGTGAAGTCATGAACGCCCAACAGCAGTTGATCGCCGAGATGCGCTCGACAGCCTCGTCCCTCCGGCTGAACGGCGTCACCGCCAACACGACACACAAGATCGCTGCCGAGCTGATCGACCGCGCGGCCGATGCCATGGACCTGATGTACACGCCAGCACAGATGGCCGAGTCGTTCCGCGCCGGCCTGAACACCGCGCGCATGGAATCTCACCCACCCGCGCCAGGCTGGGAGACTGCACCGTCCGGATATAACTACCGCGCCGTGGACAGCGATTACAACGCAACTGTCACTGATCCGGCGGTAGCCATCCGCTCTCAGTCAGCGATCGCGCGGGAGGCGGTCACGGCGCCGGCGGAGTGCCTTCGCCTCAAGCTGCTCAACCAGCACAGCATAGGCGTCGCGCCTGATGGTACGAAGATTGTTCCGCCGGCCGCACTTGGGACACATGAAGTGCATGCCGAAGCTGTCGATGGCAGGAACGACTTGATCGAACCCGTTGAATATCTTCTGGCAGCGGATGCACGTGAGCATGAAGCCGGTGTACGCCCCCAAGGTGACCGTGAGGCTACAGTGGGCCATCCAAGGCGTCGCGGTATCGATGCTGCCGACATGCAGGAGGCGCGGGAAACAGTGCTCGCCCTACGTGCTGCGCCAGCCATGCATCAACAGTCAGGAGCGCGAGGTGCGATCACGGAGGCGGCTCATGACGTACCGCTCGCATTGCTCGACCACGAGTTTGCCATCGATATTGCCGACGGATCGAAGGTAGTTTCTACGCCCGCACTTGGGGCACTGGAAGTGCATGCCAAAGCTGTCTATATCGGGCGTGACCTGATGAAGGCCGATGAATTTCTGCTGGCAACCGATGCAGGTAAACATGAATCCAGAATCTATCTAGAAGGCGGCAAGGCAAGGGTGGACCATGTTGCGGATGAGCGCAAATTGATTGAGCGGGCGCTGGAGCTTCATACGGAAGGCCAAGACACCCAAGCAGTGAACCCGCTGGAAAAGCTACTGGTCAAGCAGGAAGGTGTCGTCGTGGACATTGACGCAGTCGCAGGCTTCGATGCAGGGATCGAGATCGGCGGCACGCGCCACGGTCCGCTGCCGACCTTACCCGGCGCGCAACCGGTTTTAGCGCCGGCGCCTGCCCTATCCGCGCCGCAGCCGTGGACGGACCAGGTGCCAACGGAACCGGGCTGGTACAGGTTCACCTGCGAGGAAACTGGCGGGTCAATCGAACGCGTGCTGGTAGTGGCCGACCGTCTTACTGGCCAGCTCCTTGCCGTGGACACCGGAGTGGGAACACTGCTCCTTCAGCACTACCACGACGGCCTGACCAATCCGCGCTGGCAGAAGGTGGAGGGCGGAGCATGAGCAACGTCGTTCATCTGCGCTCGGCCCGGCCTGACTCTGGCAATGATCCCAAGGCGATCTTCTTGGTGAAAACCTTGGCCACCGGATCACCGGAGAAAATGTCCAAGCTGCTCGCCATGCTGTTGAAGAACCGCCCAAAGGAACGTGACGGCCGCTATGCCTTGGTAGGGCGAACGCTGTTCCACCTGGCCGGATGGAGTACGTGCCCAGTAACGGTCAGCACCATGAACGCTTCAATGGATCTCGACGTACCCGAAGAGGCCAACGACACGATGCAACTCCGGCAATGGCCCTACGACGTGTCGAACTGGCCTTCGGTGGTGCTGTCTGATGCACCTGGGTCTTGGCACATACCCCGAGATCAATGGGAGGAAGCCCGTGCCGATCCGTGACCTTGGCCCGCACAACGCGGCTTCTCATGTGGACATTGAATTGGTCCGCCCTGTGTTCAACTGGCTCACCGCAGCCCTGGGACTTCTGGAACAGGGCCGACCTGCGAGTGCCGATCCGTGCATTGATGCCGCCGAACGGTGGGCACGTGCTTCGGCGATCACGCTAAAGACCGCAGAGGACGCCTCCGGCGGACCACCAGAACAGACAGGCTTCGTGATAACGGCCGAGGAGCTGTGCGCCTTGCACAACTCCGTGCGCGTCGCTCTCGATTACCTACATGTGGGACGCGTTCAAGACTGCCTGGTGGCGACGCAGGGCGCCTGGCGACGCGCCAAGGTCGCCACCGAATGCCTTGAAGCGGCGGCACTGATCAAGACAAAGGGGCATGCCCATGTCCCGCATTGACCGCCGGCCCTGGAAGATCACCGCCTGCACCTGGATGAGGCGGCCTACCGAACGCCGCCACCGGCTGACCGGACGCTACCAGCACATTCGCTACAACGAAACCGGCCATTGGAAGAACGGTCGGCTACCGAAGGAAGGAGGCCCGCATGGCCGCTGATACGATCGACCCCATCCTCAAAATGCCCGCAGTGGTAAAGATCACTGCTCTGTCCGAATCCTCGATCCGCCGCGGCATGCGCAATGGCACGTTCCCCGCCTGCAAACGACTCGGGCCGCGTGCCATAGGTTGGCCGGAGTCGGTGATCAGGGCTTGGGTGGCCGGGTCTGGCGATGCTTCTGCTTCGCCAGGTGGTCTGCCCAGTGGTTCATCATCTTGATGCGTTCGGGCAGGAACTCGGCGTGGTTGTAGGCCGCGCCGACCTTGTCCGTCTTGGCATGTGCAAGCTGCATCTCCACAATGGCCGAGGGGTAGCCCATCTCGTGCAACCTGGTGGACGCCGTCGCCCGGAAATCGTGGCCGGAAATCTCCTCCATCCCGACGTACTTCAAGCCCATGTTTACGGCCTCCCGTGACATGGGCTTCTTCGGATCTCGCCGGTTGGGGAACAGGTAGACGCCCTTGCCGCTGATGGCCTGCAGCTCGCGGAGAAGCTCGACCGCACGCGGCAAAAGCGGCACCCAGTGCTTGCGGCCCTTCTTCATCTCGCCTGCGTCGATTTTCAACAGCGGCGGCTCAGCCTCCCAGTCAACGTTCGACCACTTGGCGGTGCGCAGCTCCTTGGTGCGTACGAACGTCAGCGACAGCAGCTCGATCGCGATTGCGGTCTCTCGGTGCCCAGAGTAGCTGTCCAGGCTGACAAGCAGCTTGCCCATAGTCGCGTCGGGATGGGCCACAGCATGTGACACGGGAGGCTTCTTGATCGCTCGGCGCACTGGGTGCGTGGGGTCAGCGTCGGCGCGCAGGTTAACGATCGCGTGCTCGAAGACGGACGACAGCGTCTGTCGGGTCACGATGGCCACGTGCGGCCCCGCCTTCTCGGCCTTGCGAAGGAGCTTGAGCACGTCCGCAGGCGTCACCTCGCGGATCGGCCATTTTCCAATGTCGGGAAGGATCCGCTGATCGAGGTAGCGCCTTGCCCGTTCGCGGTGAGAGTCCGACCAGCCCTTCTCCGCGCTAGCGAACCAGTCCTCGGCGTTCTCCGCCACCGTGTTGAGGGCGCTTTCCTCGCTCCTGGCCATGACGATCTTTCGCTGTAGTACTGGATCTTGCCCGAGTTTCACCTGCGACTTGGCCATCCGCATCGCAGCGCGCGCGTCCGCCAAGCTCACATCCTGCAGGCTTCCAATGGCCAGCAACTTCTGCTTTGAATCCAAGCGATAGGCATAGCGCCATAGCTTCGATCCATTGGGCCTGATCTCGAGAAAGAGCCCACCACCATCGCTCAATCGATAGGGCTTATCTGCCGGTTTGGCACCCCGAATTTTGAAGTCTGTAAGAGCCATCGAACGCCGCCCGTCTCTGTACGCATTGTGGGTCAGATGGTACCAACATCCGTACCAACAATTTCGTGCGCTCTCGTGACGGCTCGTGATTCCTCATGAATCAAAAATCAGCCTTAAAGTCCATAAAACAAGCTATTTTCAGACGTTTCGTGACGGCTCTTGATTTCTCGTGATTGCTGGAATCTCATTCAAACTGATGATGCGCATGCGGGGGACCTGCGGCGGGAAACCGGGCAAGCATACCGGTTGCCTGCCGGGCTGCGCAGTCCGCCGGGCACCGCCCGGGCACCCTTCACAAGGCGCTGGACGAGCGCGAAACGCCCAGCTGGATTAGGATTTGTGCTCCAAATGAAGATGAATCGAGTTTTGATGAGCGACCACCGTCACCGTTTCCTGCAGCTGGCCCTGACCGCCGATGCCCTGCGCTTCGGCCAGTTCACCCTCAAGTCCGGCCGGCTGAGCCCCTATTTCTTCAACGCCGGTCGCTTCGACTCCGGCTCCCTGCTGTCGCAGCTGGGCGCGTGCTATTCCGA